TCAATAATTTACTACATTGTAAAAATTTTCTTGTGAGAAATCATCGTCTTCGTGTGGCGTAAATGTGACATTATTCGCAAACTCTATCATGTGATCTGCATTTAAATGTGCATATTTCTTTACCATTTCTAATGTTTCCCAACCGCCCATTTCTTTTAACGTATAAAGCGGTGTACCTGCTTGAACATGCCAACTTGCCCAAGTATGGCGTAAATCATGAAAGCGGAAGTTATGAATATTGCTTTTTTCTAATGCTTGATGGAAATCATGCCAATCAATACGCCCAATTTGTTTATCAGTACCACGATGAAAAACAAATTCACTGCGGCGAGTTTGGTATAATTTTTGCAATAAATCCAAAGCAGTGTTATTCAACGGTAATGCTCTTGCTTTACCTGATTTTGCTACATCATTTGAAACAATTGCGATACTACGTTCAAAATCTACTTTATCCCATGTCATTGATAAAATCTCTGTCATACGTGCTCCAGTGAATAAAGCAAAAGAACAAACATTTTTCATCCACGCTAAATTCAAATTTGAAATCAGTGTTGTGGCTTGCTCTTTTGTAATCCAACGCACGCGGACTTTTGGCTCAACGAATTTTTTCACATAAGGGATTCTATCAATCCAACCATTTTTATAAGCCAGTGAAAGCACCCGCAAAATGGACGTGCGATAGCGGTTTTTTGTCGAACGCGACAATGGTTTTTTATGAGTGGTTGAGTATGTCGGCAAATTAGTCATAATATCTTCGCCTGTAATATCACTCAATTTCCAACCGCCAAAAACAGAACGCCAATAAATGGCGTGTCTGCGGTTAGTATCAAAATCTTTTTTCAACTTGGCATCTTCCACAAATAACAACAAGGCTTCTTCAAACAGTTTAGGCGGTTTCTTATTAAGGTGCGCCATATCCCATAATTCTGCCTTGATCTTATCGTGTAATTCTTGTGCCTTTTTCTTTACTTCAGTCCCAGTGCTTCGTCTAATTCGTTCGCCACTCGGTGTTGTAATATCGAGCCAATATGTACTTCCTCTCTTGTAGATTGACATTTATTCTTTCCTCCATTTTTTATATCAGTCAATCCAACCAATCGGATGACATTATTTTTTCTTTTTCTACAACGGTCAAGATCTTCCCTAAAAACTCGCCACGCTTTCGAACCTTCCATTTGAAAAAAGCCCCATTTAAAACGGTGAGCGAAAACAGTGCTGTAACTTAAATTAAGGAGGTCTGCTACCTCCTTTATCGTTAACGTGCGCTCGGATTTTGTTGTGTTTTCCTCCGTAATCACAAATCCCCCTCTTTCACAAACACACCATCAATCATACGTCCTTTGCGGTCTTTGATTTCATCCCAAGCGGCTTGCACACAATCTGTTAGCATTAAATTATATTTTCTGCTAATTAATTTAAGTGATAAGCAAGGACACCCGAATATAGCATCAACTTTTGTCGGCATTTCTAGGTTTTGCCCCATTAATTCACTTGCGAGCATACCAAGGCTAACGACTGTTTCTGCGATAATTTCTTCAACGTCTAATTTAAAAACAGGTTGAAATGAATCTAGATTACTAATTGTTTCTAAGACGCTATCAATATGATTTTGCTTAGCCAAAATCACCATCACCACAAAACAATCCCCAATGCTATCCTTAATTACATCAGGTTTATTTTTTGCTATGCCACTGCATAGCTCACCAAATTCTTCCATTAATTTAATGAATTGTTTTTGTGGGGTAGAACCCTCAATCAAATTGCGATCTTCTGCCCATTGTTCAATGTTTTTTATAAGATGTTGTAACTTTGCCATTTTTCTTTCCTTTTCAATCTCTACCTTTAATCACATTAGGTACTTCCACAATTAGGATTCGATCCGGTGGGATTTTTAAATATTTTCTGTAATGGTCTGCGATTTCTTCTGCTTCACTATAAGTCACGGTTTTTCGGCTTTCCCTCCCAACTAGCCATTCTCTAGCAAATTCACACTCCAGTACCACATATCGCTTACCATCAATTAACTGAATATTGGTCATGGTATTCTCCTTAATCCTGCGGAACATTTTCAATCTTTAGCCATTTAGGTTCATTTCTATTAGTACCAACAGTGTTTAACCATCTACGCCATAATGTCCCGTCATTGCACAGCGAAAAAATTGTTTCTGATAGTTGTAAATCATCGCAGTCTTTGTCATAAGCCATAGATTCAGACACAGCAATTTGAATAATTTTTCTCATTTTTAACCTCTTTTTTGATTAATTAACCCTAAAATCCCCCAAGCTCTCACCCCAACCAAAGGCTTGAGCCAACGGAATTTTTTCTTCTTTAATGAAAACTTCATCGTTTTCACAACAAATCCACCGATAGTCATTAAGCCGTAACCATCCATGGCGCATTAAAAGGTCAATTTGTGACGGTTTTAATGGCGAACCAATAGGCGACATTAATAAATTAACTTGCTGTTCAATTTTTGAACGGTTACAGTTATTGACACAAGTCCAAGCGGCGCGATGCGCCTTGTTTGTTTCGGTGGTCTCCGAATTAAGTGCGGTGGAACCCAACGCACTTTTCGCTGATTTAATCACCCAGTTTTTTAATTTGGTGATGATTTTCTTTTCTGTGAATCTGTTTTTTACCCCCACAATTTTCTTACGAATCTCACCGTATTTATTCGGTTCGCATTCTTCATACTCAATACAAATCGGCTGATAACAACGTTTTGTCATTGCGCCACCTTGCACTTTTAAATAACTACCAAAGCAACTCACATCAGCCACCGTACGACCAATATCCAATACTTCATCGTCCGCAACGGCAGCCATGGCATCATCAATTTTGCGAAGTTCACGCCAAGTCGAAATTGACGGTGTGCCATAAAATTGGAATTGACGAATGCCCCAAAGATTTGCCCACGCACTCACACGTTGCACGTTTTCAAGTAATGTCAGATTTTCTACTTCATCGGACATTTCTTTGCCTTGCTTACCTACATAGATATTCTTCGCGATGTATTTCGCCACATAGCCAATGGCAGAACCTTTGGTTGGATCAATTTCTTCTACTTTGAAACGGTATTTTTTCGCCCCAAATTCATCGCCATCTAATTCCAACGCTTTCTTGCGGAATAGATGAATAACGTCATCTTTATGTTCAGGTTTTACATACATCAGCAAATGCCAATGCGGTGTGCCATCGTGATGCGGTTCAACACCACGAAAGCCAAAAAAACCGATTCCACGTTTGGCAAACTGCGCGCGCAACTGTGCCCACACTTTATTTAAGTAACGTTGCGTATCACGAGGGCTTGCGCCTTGCCATTTTTTATTGTTTTTGCCTGTTTCATGCGTCGCGTGGAAAGAGGATGGGGCAGTCAGCGTAAGAAAAAGTGACACAAACGAATTTTCTGTCGCCCATTCATCAATACCACGCAAGCGGTTCATGGTTTCCTGAAAACGGATAGCAGGATTTGCTACCGATTTTTTCCACATTTCAATCAACGGCATTTGTTCGGTGCTATCGTCTAGATTTTCTAATACCATTTGTTGCAGATATTCGAGGTTATCTGCACGTTGCGCACGGTAGTCATTAAATGCACTTTGCGACACATAAGGGCTCACTTTTGCCGATACTGCACCACAGCCAATCTCCACATGTTCTTTCAATCGTTTTTGTGCCGTAGTAAGTTGGCGTTTCCAATGTTTTTGGCAAACTGATTTATTAAGATCAACCTCAATGTCATTCACATCTAAGAAACGGTTATCTTGATAAGCGAACCAGTGCTTTAACGGAAAACCAATATCAGCACACACTTCGCCCACTAAGCGATAAAGGTCAAGAGAAAGTGCGGCAAAATCATCAAGAGATATTTCCCCACGCTCTTTCCGCTCCGCTTGTTCATTGACAAAATCAGACTGTAATTTCGTAAACAACATAGCTAATTTGTCTGCCATTTCTTTTAGCTGATGTTCACTTAACAAATAAAACGGAAAGTTAGCCGCTTTTTTGCCTTTTGAGAGGGCGACCACTTGTGAATGTGTATCACGATCAATCAACCAATCAAGGCTAACCTGATAATGTTGAAAAACGGCTTTCAGGCGATTAGTGAGAATTTCGCGCAAATAGATGTTCGCATACGCCGTCTGTTTATTGTCGAATTTAAACCCAATAGAGCCATCATCTTTCACGCCATTGAACGCACGCAACCAAACATGGCGAAAATGCTCACGTTGGCGTTTGCGAGGGAGCGCAGAAAGCAGTTTTTCAACATAATCGAACTGGTGCGGCGCAACAGAAAATAATTCCATTTGCGCCGATGTTGCTTGAGCAGTATCGAAAGTGCGGTCAAAATTCACCGCACTTTGCATCATCACTGCACGTGCATCTGCCATCGCTTGCTCACGTTTGGCAAGATTGGCATTGCACTCAAGTTCCCAGTTCATCATCAAGAATCCTTACATTGCCGTATTGGCTAAATATTCACTGTGATATTCAAAATATTCTTTGATTTTGTTGTTGGTCGAACTCACTGCACTGAGTAATTCTTCCAAGCTCAACATTTCATATTGGGCTAAGTCATAACGGCGTACTTCTTCGATTGCGCCCCAAATTGTGTTGTGTAAATTGCCCACGGTTCTTGTTTTTTGTTTGCCATACCAACTATCTTGATCACCCATCACTTCAACCACTTGAAAGCGAGTACCGATGGGTAAAATTTCTAGCGTTGCGCCACAATCTAGGGCGATACAAATATTGTTTTCCATTATTCTTCTTCTCCTTTACCAACGGCTATCTAGCACGTCCGTAATAAACTCAATTAATCCCATTACCGTCACAGCCACGCCAAGAACGGCAAACAGCACCACGAAAAACATCACTAAACAACTTGTCATTTTCTTTTCTCTCTCCAGTCTGCCCATTCGGCGTGTTTTTTCATTAATTCTCGTTTCGCTTGAATTGCAATGTCGCCCAAACGGATATATTCACTAAATGCCGTATTCGCTGATTGTTCATCGCCCTTATCTAAGTGGTAGAAATAAGCGAACAATTGTTCTTGCGCATTATCTAGCTTGTGATAAACATCTTTTGCACAAAAAGACAAAGCACCACGGCTTAAAATTATTGCTGCCATTTGTTATTCCCCCATCGTCTTATCAATTTGAGTAAATTCCCGCTCTGTTACGCCTTGTGAAAACATTCCCGAAAGTAACCGCACTTTACGTAGTGCACGGGCTATTTTGCGTTGTCCTTGTTCGGTGTAGTGATGGAGCTTAGTGCCTGTTAAATGCCCTGCACGTAAATCTGAAAAATCTAAATCGGCTAATTCCAACAGCATTTCTCGAAAGCCTTGTTGTAAACCGTCAAACTCTCGTTCTACACGGAATTGGCTTTTGCTTAACGAGTGCAGCGCATCATCAAAACTTCGGATTTCAGGCACCTTTACTTGATTTACACGACACCATTTTTCTGCGGCAGATTCCGTTTCATCGTCAAAGCAATAAGGCATTAAGGCCATCACTCACCCCCATTTACTTATTTACGGAACCACCGAGCAAAGCATTGGAAAATGCTTTGTTCACGTGCCCACTGTGCTTCTTCAAGTAATGCAATGCGATCACTGAGTGATTCATTCAGCAATACTTGCTGTGCATTCACGTTTGCTTGGTGAGAAATCGCTCGTTGCAACAGTTGAATGTTGCGAGCCTGTTCTTGCACGGTTTTGTTTAACTGCCACACATTCACACGGTTATGGCGTTTTTTACCGTTGTCATACACATAATTACTGCTTGCCATTTGCTCAAACTCCTAAATTTTGGTTGCAAAAATCCTGTCGAATGAATTTCTTCAAACGACTGTTTTAAAAATCTTGATGGAAATTAAAGATTAGATGTCGATTTCTTGCTGACGCTCATCAATCTGCTTTAACGGCTTGTTCGCACTTAATGCTTCTGGACGATCATAATAAATTGGTGTTCTTACTCTTGTAATTTGGCTTTGCACTTTTAATTCTGTGCCGCAGTTGTTGCAGTAAGCCAACACGTCGATTAACAACAAACCAATTTTTTCTGAAGTTCGTACACGGATGTTATTACTCCCGCAATTTGCACATTTGTGATCTACATTCACTCTTTACCTCCTAATTTGTTATACTCAATTTGATTTATTCACGATTCACAAAGGAACCGAGACTATGATTGAAGATCAGATTGATGAACTTGTTGCAGATAATGCAGAAAAGAACCTCCGCATTTATGCGCTTGAAGATTTGCTTGCTTTCTTTCGTCATCACATAACGAATGCACAGAAGCAAGAACTTCATCACTATTACGAATACATACGTGACCAACATCTAAACAATTTTTCTCTTGATGAAGATCAAGCAGAAAAGATTGAAGCAGTATTTGACGCGCTTGAATCTTTTCTACAGAAGTAGAACTGTTATCAAATAACGTAAATGAAAGACGGTATTTGCCGTCTTTTGTTTTGCGAAGAAAGAATTTCCCGCTTGCTTGAATTGCTGTTTCACACATACACACCTTCTTTTTTGTTCTACGCTCTCCACATTCCCCAATATGGATTGCACGGTTATTAAAATTAAAAGATAATCAACACTATAAAGCACGACACCATTGAAAATAACGCCACGAGGTATGCCATGCTGACTCGATTTTTACGATTTCTCATATTTATCCTTAACTGGTCTATTGTTGCTGGAATTGTTTGGCTTAATTTCATCTTACTAAGTAACAATCCCACTCTTACCCTGCTTGATTACACCTTTAACCCACGCCAACTGTGTTTTTTAAATGCGTTGTTAATGGGTGTATTCACTTACAAAGAACGCCACTGCATAAAACAAGAAATCATTCGTTTCGTTCATTGGTTTAAAAGTCTTTAATTCCCTTCAAACACCTGTTTCAAACTTTCGTAAATTGTTGGCCAATCTACATCGGGTCTTAGTTCGGTTGGGTTTACTTCAAATTTTGTGGCTTGGATGATGGGTGGGATGTATTTCACATCCATCTTTGAACCATTTAGCCAAAGATTTACTGTCGGCTGGCTAACACCACAAGCTCTAGCTAAAGCTGATTGGCTACCGCGTATTTCGATAGCTTTGTTCACATACTCACTCATAGAACTCATTATAACCTTACCATAATTTATCTTTGAAAGATATTATAGGTAAACTTTGAATATATGCAAGAAATATTTTATTGTTTTGTTCAAAGTTTACCTATAATTTATATGCAAGGAGAAAGTTATGTCTGATTTATCAACACGTTTAAAAACTTTACTTGAAGAAAAAGGCTTATCTATGAATGCCTTTTCAAAGATGGTAGGCGTTAGCCAACCTGCAATTAGTGATATTGTGAGTGGAAAAACACGCTCCCCAAAAAATATCGTTGAGATTGCGACCGCACTTGGTGTTGATGTGAATTGGTTAAAAAATGGGGAGGGGGATTCAGAAATCGGACGGATTACCGCCTACTGTCACTCAGAAAAAGATAATGAACATACTTTGCGCGTAGATTTATTAGATGTAAATCTTGCCGCGTATTCATCAGGCATAATCAATGCGGAATACCCTAATATTGTTTCTTCCTTGTATTTTACTGAAGAAGGTGCGAACCGAATTTTAGGTCGCACTACAACAAATGGCGTTTATATGTTTCGTGTGCCAACAGATTCAATGGTGCCAACCATCAAACAAACGGACATCGTTTTTATTGACACGAATATAAAACATTACATTGGTGAGGGCATTTATGCATTTTCACTTAATGGTGAGGAGTACATCAAACGCTTACAACGTTTACCAACAGGTGTGATTCGTGCGCTCAGTGATAATAAGCATTATGAACCATTTGATATTACAGAAGAATTATTCGACTCAGCAGTTATTATTGGGAAATTTATCAAAGCTGTAGAATGGAATGTGAAGAACTTATAGGAGATTGAGATGAAAAAACTATTCGCTTTAACATTATGTGCAATGGCTGTTATGGGGTGTGATGACAAATCCACTGAATCATCTCAATCTAACCAACTTAAACAAACAGAAGTATCTGTGCCTAATAGCGAACAAAAAACATCAGAAATAAAAGCAGTCATACCAGAGAAATATATTGATGTTCCATTTAGTAAAACTGAAAAAGGGCGAGTAATTTACAAAAATCCACTTGATGCTTTTGAAAATGGTTCAGATTACAACTCCGAAGATAAGACATTAGTGATCAATGCTAAATCTCCATTAAAAGTAACATTAAAAGAAGATACAGGTGCCACATTATCTGTTGATGATGTAAAACAATTACTGGAACACCGTTTTATTCTTGCGGTATATCAGTTTTTTGCTTATACAAATGAAAATGAGATAGAGATAACCTTGGAGCCAGTAAAAGAAGGGAATAAACCTTACGGCAAAGGATATAAAGCTATAAAGGGAAAAATCACTCGGGAACAAGCATTAAAAACTTTACAAACATTTAGTGGAATGAAAGATTTTGATGATTATGTGAGTTTTGACAAAGATTCTGAATGGGTCATTTTAGGTTTTACTCCTTCTAGAAAAGCACAAAAATTCACTTCGAGTGATTATCAGTCACAAATTTTAAACTCACTTTTAACAGGGAAAATTGATACACCCTATGAAATAGTTAAACTTCCGATTGATGTTGATTTCACAAATATTCAAGTTAAGTTGAAAAAAGCCTTTGATCTATCATTGTTCCAAAATGATAGTAGAACATTGACAAATGGAGATAAGGAATATTCCACTGTAATTAGCGATTTTGTGAAAGTTTATGCAATAGAAAAAGATAAAAATCATCTTGTACAAGTTGCCGTTCAATTTGCTTTTGTTAATAATGCCGATATTGTTATGCAATCTACAGGGGCGATTGCAGCTGCAATGCTTGCTACACCAGATCCGAACAAGTCATTTAAGATAGTGACATCTATGATGGAAGCTGCAAGCAAAAAAATGAAAAAATCCAAAAATAAAGATAAAGCCGAAGAAGTAAGATTGGTTGATGGACTAACACTGAAACTTACTGTCCACCCTAATTTAGGCGGTATTGCATTTTTGACAATAGAAAAACTAGAAAAACGACCTGTAATTTTTGAATAAGGAGTATTCAATGAAAAAACTTCTATTAATTCTAACCGCACTTTCCCTTGCTGTATCACCTGCAGTATTTGCTAAGGCGCACAAAAAATCAAATTCTGAATCAGAACAGCAATTTAGTTGTAATGATGGAAAGCGAGTATGTGGAGATATGGAAAGTTGCGATGATGCAATGTTTCATCTTAAACAATGTGGTATGAAAAAGCTTGATCGCGATCGTGATGGCGTGCCTTGTGAGAGTATTTATGGATAGAGTTTAAAGCGGTCAATCGACTGCTTTATTTTTTCTCTTTTTTCACTTCCACTTCCACTTCATCTTCTTCCACTTTCAGTTCACATTCAATTTGACTGGTAAATCCACCGTCTGAAAGATTGTGTGTCACTTTGGTGATTAGCCAGTTGGTTGCGTCAATTTCTGCTTTAAAGCCTGAAAGCTCAATGGGCGTTTCGGGGATTAAATCGGGTTCGCCAAAGGCAAGATTTAGGCTAAATGTTGCCACGCCTCGTTTGAGTTTATCAAAGGCGGATTTGGCACTAATGATAGCTCTCGCTTCTGAAGGATAAGTAACACGAAGGTTTTTAATTTTATCATTATCACTTTCCACAGGAGCTTTTTGTTCAATAGTGTTATATTTTCTTTTCGTTAATCGTCTGCCCTTTACTGTACCATCTGCTAGCGTTCTACCTTTCGTCATGCGCTGTTTTTTCACAATCTTGGTATTTTTATCTACGATAATTTCTCCACGTTTGCCCGTGTCCGTATCATGCCAATAAGCCCGCACGGCTTTGTAGTTTTCGCTTTCTGCAATGGAGAAATTGTAGTTGTCGCCACTTTTGCGAGTGATTTTACGCAGTGGAATCGGCTTGCCTGTGGCGGTTTTGCCTTGTCCTAGTGGCATAAATAATAGCGTGCCATTTTTAACAGTGCACATTGCCCCGTGTTCTTCTGCTAGGCGGCTTAATAGATTAATGTCGCTTTCGTTGGTTTGGTCGATGTGCGCAATAAAGGTGTTAGCCAGTTTTTTCTCACAGTGGCTTTTGAGTTGATTTTCTTTGGCGATAGTGTCAATGATTTCGCCCAACGTTTTTTTATCAAATGACCGCTCTTTTTGTTCGGAAAATGAGCCTTTTAAATCTGCCGCTCTTGCTCTGATGGTTAATCGGTCTGCTGATCCTGCACCGCCTGAAAATTGCACTTCATCGACGGAATATTGCCCTTTGTCAATCAGTGGCTTGCCTTTCCAGCCTAGCGCAACTTGGATTGTGGCATTGCGTGGCGGTAAGGCGAGTTTGCCGTCATGGTCGGATAATTCTAGGTCGAGCGTGTCCGCTTCTAATCCTCGATTATCTGTTAAAGACAAACTAATTAAACGGCTCGAAATCGCTTGTGTGATGTCTTGCTGTTTTTTGTCTTTCGTGGTGATCTGCACTTTAAAAGCGGGCGTGCGGTGATTGTCGTTAAGATTTAAATCAAACATTAAAGGCTACTCATTAAACTCTCTGCAATGGCGATTAACATGGGGTCATCGGTGCGTTTTAGGCTCATGCTGAAATCAATCGCACGAGGTGCACCATCGCCAAAAAACTCTGTTCGGGTTTCTTGTACGCTTTCGATCACAAAAAAACCGATAATTTCAAAGGTTGCACCGTCAATTAGCGGAAATGCACCGCCACTGTCTGCCATTAATTCCAGGGCTTTAATGGAAAGTCTGCCGCCAGTGATTTCTGGGATTAATCTGCCACTTATCGTGATGGTTTCGCTTTCTTTTCCTGTGAACTGTGCTTTGGGCATTCTACCAACAACAGAATTTGTTGGATGCCGCCAATTTGATGTACGGTCTAAACTTTGAAAAGGTATGGTTTGCCGAGTGAACACAAACATGCCCAATGTGGCAAGTGCCAAGTTTTGGAACATTATTTATCTTCCTTAACTTTGACGGTCATTAACATCAATAAAACATCAATAAAAATAACCCATCCCCACTCGTCAATGTTGTGATACATCAAAAACGTGGCGTACCCTGTGACGGCAATAATTGATAAAAAATAGAAAAAGAAGATTAGAATTGATTTCATATTTTATCCTAAATGAAAGTGCGGTCAAAAAATCTCGTGATTTCTGACCGCACTTGATGAATTAGCGAAAGAGAAATGCAATGCCGAAAATCACAAGCAACCAAAAGGCAATGGAAAGAATAAAGATTCCACGCCATACAATATGCCGTGGCATATTTAATACATAATCAATCAGTTTCTGGTTCATTTCGTTCTCTTGCTTTTTCTCGCCATGTCATTAATTCGGCAAATGTCATTTGCTCAAAGGCTTGTGGTTGCCAATGGAAAATCAGTGCAATGTCCGCCATGGCATCTTCTACTGTGGCGGCAATCATTACTCGGTCGCTTCGGTTTCCACTTCCGAGTTCTTCCCTAAAAAACCGACAGCCGCCGCAGCAAGTTCGGTGAAGTCCGCCACTTCCATGGTGACAAAATCTGATTTATGCAACACAGGAGTGGTGACACGTGCAAGTAACACTTGTAATGCGTCCACATCCATTTGCAACACATCAAACATTTTTAAGCCTTTTAATGCGGGCACAGTCGGTTTATTGACAGTGATTTCCGTGATTTGGTTTTCGCCACGAGTAATAGGGTTGGTTAAGCTAATGATTTTGGTGTTTTCTGTTTTCATTTTATGTTTCCTTTAAATAAAGAATGGGGATTTAATAAAAGCCCCTTTCGGGGCAAGGTGTGTGTGAATTAAATACCGATTGCTGTGCGATGTTCTGCTAGACGATCAACGCCACCGACAATGAAAACGGAATTGATTAAGTCAATTTCCACGAGGTCTTTGCCGTTTTCGATGATTTTGTAGTAGGTTAATGGCACGGTGTAGCTTTGTTCGGTGTCATCGCCCGATTTACTGGTGCCGTTGTCAATCTCACCGAAACGACCGCGCATTACCAGTTCGATTGAAACCACTTCTTCGGTGTCGTCTTGTTGATAGGCGCCCGCAAAACGTAATGCCGTGCCGTCAATTTTTCCGCCAAATTCTTTGATAAGTTCGGTCATATAACCGCCCATCTTGAATTGTGCTTCTAAGCCTTCCACGCCTAAATTCACTTTTACTGGACCAAACATGCCGCCTGCACGGTATTCTTCCAATTTAATCGCTAATTTAGGTTGGGTGATTTCGGTGACTTGACCACGGTAAGAATTACCGTCAGCCAAAAAATTCATTAATTTGAGTTTACGAGGTAATGCCATTTTTTATGCTCCTACTTTTGCAATGTTTGCGGCAAATTCCACAAGGTATTCATCGCTGATGTATTGGTTGAAACCAAGTTGTTCTAACGGTGGAACAGGGCAGTAATCATAAGACACAAGCAATTTTGCATCTTTTAAGGTTGCGGCAGTATTGAGGTTGGCATTGATAAATGCTTTACCGCCGATTAAATAGCCTTGCGCCACATATTCACGCCATTTTGCATTGATCGCTTCTACGATTTCTTTTACAAGATTTACGGAAATGTCTTTATCCATCGCCCAGTCAAAGGATTGTGCAATAGTGTCTTTCAACACTTGTGCCGTGCGAGTGTAGTTTTCGTAGATAAATAATTTGTCAGCCGAACGAGTGCGTAATCCCCAAAACTTAAAGCCATTGTGGTTTACACAACAAGTAATGCCCTTTTCATTGAGATAATTCACGTCGGTTGCACTGTCGTTAATATCAAATGAAAGTGGCTTGGTGACACCTGTCACGCCAGTTAAACCTTTGTTTGAAATTGAGGTGTGCCAGCCGTATTCTTTGTCTTGATATGCACGCATTGCGGCAGCGCGAACAACGGCATAATCCACTTCGGTTTCTTTGGTGTTTGGGTTAAACGATAAGAAATCACCGAAAATCAGCATTAATTCACGTTGTGAGAAATTGCTACCGTATGTCACTGCTTCTTCTTTGGTTTTTGCTGTGCCGCACGATGCATACACAAAGCCATTGAGCTTTTTCGCTACGCTTAACAATTCAGTGGTTACATCTTGGTTGTCATATTTCGGGATACAGAAAATACGAGGTTTAACGCCACAAACTGCAGCAGACACGAGGAACGCTTTTAAGCCAGTGTAATTGCCTTCATTATCGACTGAGCCGATTACATTGGCTTTCATGGTGCTTTCATCTTCGTTTTCTTCCACACGAATGACGACAACTTTACAATTCACAATGTCCGCAATGCCATCTAATGCACGAGATAGCGTGCCTTGTTTACCTGCTTTGGCTTGCATTTCGGCAGTGATGCCAGTTAAAAGAGTGGGTTTGTTGAGTGGGAAAACCGATGCATCTGCATCTGGTGCGGTTGCCACTAAACCGATAACTGCAGTGGATGATGTAGTGAGTGTTCGTAAGGCTTCGGAAATTTCCGTTACCTTGACCCCATGGAGATATTCATCTGTCATAATGTTAGCCCTGTTGTTGAGATAGGGCTATTTTGTAAGGATTTAAAAGCCAGTGGTAGCAACTGGCGTTGTGGTATTTAAACTAACAAAGGGCAGTTAGGTAGAGTTGGACGGATAAAAACGGCAGAATTATCCGCCGTTTTAATTTGAAAAACAGTTAATGTATTTTTGATAACTTATTAAACCGTGCATCGTGCTGTTTGCCTGAAACCTCACTTTCATAAGCTGTCTTGCAGTGATTGCTATCAAAGAAGATACCGTTGGACACGATATAACACCCGCCAACGTTTTTTCGGGTTCTTGTATAAGTTCGCGAATCTTTTTGCATAAAATCGAAATTTATTTTGCATAATAGTTCAATTGTTTATGCAAAATAAACCTCAAATTTAAACCAAACAAAAACGCCCTTTAATGATGATTTAAAGGGCGTTTAAATTTTACAGTTTAGAACTTGTAAACCATATTATCCTCATACTTACCTGAATAGCTTGCTGAGGCATTGACTACAATTCGTTCTGCATTATCAAAGGTTTGCCAATTATGCACTTTATCATCGACCATATACTCAATAAACCGCACAAATTCCGACTTTGTTGAACTGAAGAATATATAAGGCGGTCGCGTAATATTGACCAATCGCAAGAAATCTATCAAATCAAAATAGGTGGCTTGTTTGTAGCTTTCCTGCTTGGTGCAAAGGTAAGGCGGATCTAATACAAACAAGGCTTTCGGATTATCGGTAAACTTCGGCAAAAGTGTGTGAAATGATTCACGGATAACTTCCACGCCATCCAAATACCCCTCTGCACTAGGATAATCGCTTAATCGAACGCAATGCCAAAAATCTTTCTTATACAGTTCGTCTAATGAGCTTACTTGTTGTCCACTAAACAATAGCCAACTCGTCAAGCAGTTTAAATCTTTGTAACCTTTGAATTGGTCGATGATTTTAATGATTTCTGCCTTTAACGACTTTGGTAAACGCTTATTCTTTGGCGTAGCGTTACCAATTTTTGCAAAGATTTGTGTGCGTAAGGCGTTAGTGTCGTTGATATATGCCAATCTTTCGGCATAGCTATCAAAATCATTGTAAATCACGTGTGCTTTGGGTTTAATTACTTTGGCTGCGTGGCTTAATAAGCCCGAACCGCCGAATGTATCAATAATCGTCCAGCCTTCGCCATCGCCTTTTATATTCTCATTTAAAACTGTTTCAAAATGTTTAAGAAACATTCGTTTTTGTCCGATAAACGGCAATGGAGCTTGTTTAAAGGTGTTTTGATTTCCCATAGTTTTTCCTTTCTATAGCGTTCCGATGCTCAAGGCATTCTGACACTCAAATCAAATTAACGTGTAGTATTAACGGTTTTACAACGAGGGCATTTGATTTCTAAATAACCAACTATCCCCACTTTCGCCAATAATTTGTTACAAAATGTGCAACGGATTGCTTTAATTGACTGCATATATTTCTCCTAATCAAAAGATTTGTTACAATCCGCCCGCCTTGCGCAAGGTAGGCGGCGTATGGCTATATGCAGGCTCGTTCTGCGTAGCTGGTAACAACGAGCATTCCCAGTGCCGTTGTTATCGCCGTCTTTTCTTTATTGAATTAAACTTTGTGCAGGGTAAACGCTCCTTTTAACTTTTCTCTTTATTAAATATAGCCGCTAGTTGATTCGGACTAAATCGCCAGCCATTTTCCCCACCACAAATCGCATTAAAACACCATTCGCTGCAGAAAAACTTACTGCGTTTTTGTTTAATCCAGAGAACAATCCCGACAGCACCCCACCAGTCATATTTACAGCCCAAAGTGCGGTCAAAATAGGCTTTGATTTGTGCTTCGGTTACACCGTCGAGCGGAATTAAATCCCATTTGGTATTATCGGACACATCAATTTGTTTGCAACGCACGCCGCCGTCTCGAATTGAAGACGAATAACACTCGTACATCACTTCTGTTTCATAGTGATGCCCACTGACAAATACTTCTTTCATTACTGCAATTTCACAATGCGAATACACGCCTTTTGTCAATTTACGAGTGAGCCAGTCACTCAAACGTGCCAAAAGTGCGCTCGGGTTTTTACCCGTTTTTTACCTTTGTATAATGCGAGATAGATTTTAGCGCCTATCATTGTTGTGCCTCCGCTAATGTTTGCATTTTACCTATAATATCGTCATGAATACGTTGCAGTTCTTCATCACTCAACGCCTCATGCTTTAACTCATACTTACGCATTCTTTGCACTGCTAATTGTTGTTGCAATGTACGCAAGCTTTCTGCTTGCTGAAGAATCAAAAGTGACGCAGACTGATTATCAAGACCTGCAACCGTTGCAAAACTGCTGATATAAACGCTTACTTCTCCAGCAAAATTTGCTTCTTTAAAGGCAATAGCGGCAGCTTCTCGCTCCTTATACTCTTCGGCAAACCTTGTCCATCTTGCACTAATGTTAGCCGCTGTATCATCAATGCTATCAACTAGATTTTTAATGAGTTCACGCTTAATTTCAGTTTTCTTTTTTTTATCAACAACCCAGCTGTTTCCGTTCCATTTGTGTAATTCTGTTGGTTGTCTATCAACTAGAATGTATTGACTTTTAAAATCAATAAGTTGTTTAGTCTCAAGCTCTGATTCGTTTTCTACTTCCATTTCCACAAAATCATTTAAGTTTTGAGGAATAGGGAAAATTTGATAACTATTCAAATTTTCTTTTAAAAAATAGACTTTCATTTATCACTCCTTCATCGAATATCAATGCGTTTTACAAAACGACCAGCAAGATCTTGAATTTGTATTGTTGTACCGTTTCTATCAACAGTCACATCGAATGTATCGACTGCTACACTATTCACAGTAGCACCATTACGGCTGTATGGATTTACTTTACGAACATCAAGCCAACGAACTCCGCCGCCTTTTTTACCTTCAATTTCTGCACCCACTTCAAAACTGACGATTTCAATATTGTTATTATCATCAAGGCTGTGACTTTCTGATGACTGAAGATATAAAATTAACGTTTTACCGAAGCACTTCTCTGATATAGTAATTTGCCCAGAACCCACGTTACCTTGCCAGACTGTTTTTAATGTGCCAATTTGAGACAAATTCTCTTGTGCCTGCAAAAATTGCTGATTTATATCAGCTTTTGCATTGGTGATTTCTCGCAAAGTTGATTGTTTATTCTCTTCTATTTTTTGTTCAACACTCTCAGATAACGCTTGCATATTTTGCGCAAGTGTACCCGCATCTAAAGCCCCAGCATTTTCAACAACACCGAATGCCTTCACCCAGAATTGCACGTCATCAAATGTGTTTTTTGCTTTGATGCATAATTTGAGAGCAATCGCTCGCGGTCTTGTTTCAGCTCCCCCCGTAGCCATTGGGCTATCTAATAGCGGATGCATAAATCCATTATCACTGAGATTATCATCAGTTGTAGTTGCAGTGCGTAATCGTGAATCTATAACTGTTTTCGTTTTGTCATAAAAAATATTACTATCACTTGAATTAACCCAGTGTGTTCTCACTTTGTGAACGTGCTTTTTAATCTCATCACTTTGCGTTTCACCAACAGATAAATTGTTTGATGCATTTCTAATAAATCGGTCTTCAGCTAATGGCACATTTGAAATAGAACCATATTTACCGACTAAGTAACGATATAACTCAGGGTAATTTTGCTGTGTAACGGTTGTTCTGATTGAATCAAAGGCAATCCAGCCAGTGGGAATGTTATCCACGGCAAAATAAGCCGTCATCCCCACATCGCTACGGGTTAAATCAGGGAGTTTGTTGCTGTTGCCCAAAGTGCGGTATAAATCGGGAAAGGTTTGTTGGTTAAATGTCGAGCCGTTTGCTTTTAAAAAGCCAACTGGATTGGTTACCGCACGAGGGAATGACACCACCGCACCAGTAGGGATGCCATCGGTATTAAGTTTTTTCCAAGCCGACCAACTATCTGTTTGATAACTTGTCTGATGTCGCTCGTACACATCGGTGCTATATGCCACATAAGCTAATTGACGGCACCAAGCACCATCACCTCCAGCAATAACTTGGATGTGGCAACTGGTCGATACGGGCAGATTTTGAGAGCGGCTTGCTTGCGTAATTGCATAAATCCCATCAGTTTTGAGGGTGTTTAAATTGCCAACAAAAGTCTCAATTTTAAAGTTCCCGATACCATAGCCAGCTAAGGTTGTTGCAGGGGATTGTTTGCTATTGGCAAGGTCATAAGCCGTTTTAACCGCCGCACTGGTTGCCACGGTGTCTGCACTATTGCTATTTACTGCAGAGGATTTTTTGCTGTTTGGGATGTAATTTTGCGAGACGTTTAACTGCAATTGTGCAGTTTGTTGAGCGAGTTTTTTACCTGCTTTTGCGGTGAGTGCAAGAGATTCACTTTCAAGCCCTGTGTCGTTGGTGAGTTGGACTATACCTTGTTGCGTGATGCTTGCCTTGGCTATTTCGTGGGAGTGTCCGCTTTCATCAAATCCATTTTGCGTTGTATCAGTAATGGTTTTGGGTGTCATTTGTTGTCGGGTGACAAAAATCACACTGTTATCGATGGATAATGTCACTGCACTAGAGGATTCTACTTTTAAGATCATCCGTAATACTTGGACTTTACCACTTCCGCTACTTTCTGTCGGTTTAAAACTTTCAGGACAGTTTGCGTAGGCAATGAGTTTGTTTTGTGCGTCAAATACGCCCATTTCTCTTATGTAAAAACCGCCGACATTTTCAGGGATGGTTAATTCAACGATGACTTGTTTATTATTACGAGGGTCGAGAGAGACGGCACTGACAGGTGCAATGTGCGTTTGATGTACGAGAGCTGTTGCGTTCGCCGTTGGTGTGACCGCTTTCCCATTGCCATCACCCACAGCAAATTGGGTGAGCTGTAACGGTTGCCCTTGGCTTAATGCCTGAGCGATAGCACGTGTTCCGTAGTCGGTTAAGATTGCAAAATATTGTGATGCCATAAATATTCCTATTGTGGATATACCGTGATGATTTCACCACATTGTTGCCCAATAAAGGTTCTGAGTGTCCCTGTTGGTGAGATTGCGATAGCGAGCTGATTGAGATGTCTTGAGACAGGTTTTACATCGTTAATAAGTCGCACTAGTTCGTTGTAGGTTTGTTCATTCAAGCCACTTTCAGACACTTCTACGGTTAGGCTAAATGTTCCTGGTGTGCCTTGCGGATTCGTTTGAAACCATTCTTTGAGATCAATGAGATAGCCTATTGGCTCAACCACACGTTTTACTGCACCAATCGTGCCTTTGTGTTTGTGCACAAAATAAGACTGTTTAATCGCAATGCGTTTAACTTCTTCTGTCCAGTTTTCATCCCATTTATCCACTGAAAACGCCCAAGCTAAATAAGGGAGTAATTCGGCTGGGCAGCGTTCAGGGTTGATTAAATCTGCAATAATAATAGGATTTTCTACCGCACTTTTTAGAATTTCTGCCGCACGTTTTTCTAATGGAGTTGAGCCTATCGGCAGTAAATGATTAGTAATCATCACTTGTCACGATCTCCAAATTAATTGCCGTGCAGTAGGCTGATTTTGAGCTTGGTAGCACAAGGTCGGCGGTAGGTGAGATAAGCTCTACCCGTTGTACACCTTCCAAGTGTAATGCGGCATAAATACCCGATAGGCTAATATCTCGCCCTAAACGGTGTTTTTCTTCGGTGTAAGCGGTCAATTTTTTTAATGCTGCCGCTTTGATTGGCTCGTATTCTGGGCCACGATAAAGATGTAGTTTGGCGCGGATTTCGTAAGATTGGATCACCGCACTTTGGACAATAACGCGGTCGCCAATAGGGCGGATGTCATCATCATTAAGTTTGGCTCTAACTACATTTAAAAGGTTTTCGTTTGCTTCACCTTGTCCATTATGGCTTAAAATCGTGACGGTGACATTGGCTGGCTGTGGTGATACCACAGACACATCTGCAACATCGGGGTGTGCAGAGAGTGCGTGGAAGATATAAGCAGAGCGAGGACCCGCCACAGAAAGCCCCTCAAAGGCTAATTGCGTGCGCAATCTTAATGAGGTGTCATCTTCTAAAATTTGGGGGATTTTAGGCGTAACATTATTATTCGCCTCTTGAATGACTTGTCTTTTCACATTGTAATTGGCAGCAATTACATCCAAATCTGAACCGCTGGCATAGGCTAACATTGTGGCTTTTGCCGCATTGTTGATGCGGTTTCTTTCCATCAACTGTAAGTAAACCACTTCTTGTAATAATTTCGTGATGGGTTCACTTTCTAAACTTAATCGTGCTTGCCAAAATGCCCTTTCATCTTGTGGGAAAAGCGCGATAAATTCAGCTTTTCTGTCTGCGAGCAAACTTTCAAAATCTAAATTTTCCAGCACTTTTGGTGCATCTAGTTTTGATAAATCGACTAATTCGCTCATTGTTTATGTCCTAAAAATAGTTTTTCGTTGTGCATTTCTTGGTTATCTTTACGACTGCGTGCGACATAACTTGCCACAATGCCACCTTCAACCAATTCGGGTTTAAATTGTGTGATCTGTACTCGAGGTTCCCAACGATTAATCGCAGTGACGGCACAAGCCGCCAGTTGTAATAACAATGTGTGGCTAATGGGGCGGTCTATTAGCATTGGGATTAAACTGCCATATTCACGCCGCTGAATTCGTGAACCAACAGGCGTTAGCAAAATATCGGCAATGGATTGTTTAATATGATCGCTTTCGTTTTTTAATGTTTCGCCAGTGTATCGATTCATGCTATGCCTTTGCGTTAGAGGTTCGTTGGCCATCGCCTTGTTCAAGGTGGACGTGGTTTTGTAAACTAATTGAGCCACCTTTAATATCACCGCTTGCGGTCACACTGCCTTGCGTGCTGATATTGCCTTTTGTGGTGCTTGTGCCTGTGGTCGATAAAGAGCCGTCAATATTCACATTGCCTTTGATATTGATTGTGGGGCAGTCAATATCAATTTGATTAGCGGCAGTAATACTGGCGGTTTTGATACCTGTCACAACCAATGCGCCACTTGATTGGTTGTAAGTGATTTTGGCACCGTCAGCAAATTCAATGACGTGTTCGTCGGGCGATTGGCTTGGGCTATTTTGTGTGTAAAGCCCAACTAATATGCAGGCAGTAGTAAATTCACCGCTAACGGATAACATCACACATTGTTCGCCCACCGTCGGCGGCGACCAAGTTTTAGTTGTACCCGCTCGAAATGTAACGAAGGGTAAAAAATCCGTCAGAATGTCACCGCTCTTTACGCGAGCACGTGCAGTGGCGTGATTCACTTCAGCGATTACCCCAAAGCGGATAATGTTGTCTAGTTTTCGTTGTAATTCAGCAGACATAGGCATTCACAGTTAAAGAAAATGCCTTATTGTTGGCAATATTGTGTGGTGTGGCGAGTGTGGGAGTGTGTGGAATAGTAGGTAACAAAAAAGGGCTTTCGCCCTTTTATTTTTTATTACCTAATTGAATAAAATCATCAATACGTTTACGAATATCTTTCATTCGTTGTTGAATGAATTTTTCTTCTTTTGTCCCGAATAAGGTATCGTGATCAACCATAAAACGAACCGACACTGTGGTTTGCTCTGGATTATCTTCATAATTAAATGTTAGCACCACAAGAGGATCATTTTCTTCATAACTTAATCTAGCGTGATATAAACCAATATAATAAGGCGATGCACCATAGGCTAAACTGCTGTCTTTTGCACGTCCGAATAGACGGTCTTTATTTTCAACATAAACTTCAACAAATTCTTGTTGCTGCCATAATGCGATTAATTCAGCGAGATTAGTCGAATGTTTATCAATATCTTGTTCTGTAAATCCCAATGCAAGACTGATTTGCGTAAAAAGATGATGGATTTCGACAAATTTAATATGTTTGCGTTCTAGCATTTAATTGTGTGGCTCTAAGTTGCGCTTTTAAAATGGTTTGAACATTTGCCTTGATTTCTTTGGCATTGTCACCCTTCACACGTTCGCCTTTTATTGGCGATGTGCGGTCAATTATTTCACGAATAAAAGGTGCATTTTCGTTCATTGATACCCTCCTATTTTTCGCAGATCCTAGCACTTCTGTTTACAATAAACAACAAAAAAGGGCTTGCGCCCTTTGATTATGCTCTGTCCCACATTGAACTCCGCGCTCTGGCTTGGCGTTGGTTTTCAATGCGTTGTATTTCTTTTGCCACTTGTTGTGCAATGGCTCGTTCGTCCATGCCTTGTGCGGCATTGATGGTGATATTTACGCTCATTGGTTGGCTGGTTTGCGTCACCACTGGACGAGCAGAAATTGGTGCACGAGTATCCACTTGCACAGGGGCGGCAGTTGCAACGCTGATCCCCAATCCACCTGCAATAAGTGCTCGTTTGCCATAATTAAGTGCATTGAGTGTATTTATGCCAAGGCGTGATGTGGCTTCTTTAGTCATCACGTATTCGCCACCGTGGACAATGCCCATGGGTTGATATTTGCCGCCATTGCCAGTGTAGCCGCCTGACCAATTTTGACTCGGTAATTTTTTGCCATTTGAACCAAAGCCAGTGAAATCCTTAAATGATTCCCAAGCACTTCCTGCCGTTTCTTTTGTTGATTGCCAAGCGTTGTTCGAAGTGTTTTTTGTTCTTTCCCATGCACTAGATACACTATTTTTAATGCCCTCCCAACTTGGCATATTTTCAGAAATCCACTTGATACCATCCATTAATCGTGTTAATGGTGTCAGAATAAACTCAATCGCTTTCGCCATTCCATTTCCGAATCTTTCCCCTGCACTGACTGCAGCATCTAAATCTTCTTTGGTACTTTGTACTGGAGACAATAAATAGGTAAACCATTTCACCGCTTTTTCAATCCAACCGACGACAACACCAAATGCGGTGCCTAGCGGTTGGAATTTTTCAAGGACAGGGGCGAGACCTGATTTTAATCCCTCCCAAAAACCGCCAAAAAAGGCTTTAATAGGTTGCCAGTATTTATAGATTAAGAGTGCCGCACCAATAAAAGCTGCGCCACCAAGTGACAGAATATAAGGCAGAAGTTTTAGAGGGGAAAGTAGCCATCTTGAGATTGCACCGCTGACATCTATAACTTTCCCCATAAATTTAGGTAAAATAACATCCAATTTTGACAACCCAAGAACAAGCCTTGCGATTGGGTAGAACACAAAACTTGTTAAAAGACTCAATGCGCCGAGTGCCGTGACTGCACCTGCTATTGCCGCGCTCCATTTAACGATTTTTGCGGTCAATTCTGGATTTGCTTTTATCCATTCATTGACTTTTCGCACCATTTCAGTGATTGATTGAACACTGGCGCGCATATCGTCAGAAATAGTGTCATAAATAGCAATGCCGACAGCCTCACGGGCTGATTCAAGGTTTTTAATGTCACCGAGTAAGTTATCTGCCATTGTTTGCGCAACTTGTTCGGCTCGACCCGCAGAATTTTTTAATTTATCTGTAAATTCCTGAATACCATTTACGCCCGCTTGTTTGACTAATTCAACCATTGCCGTTGCGGCTTCAGTGCCAAAAATGGCTTTGTAATATGCCATTCTGTCACCGGTTCCCATTTTGGCGGTTTTACGCTCCACATCCATCAAAATATTAGTTAAAGCGCGCATATTTCCACGACTATCTTTGGCGGACACACCTAGGCTTTTCAATGCTTTTGCGGCTTGTTTAGGTGGTGCGGCAAGTCTTAACATGGCAGAACGCAATGATGTACCAGCTTGTGTGCCTTTTATCCCCACGTTACCCAATAAGCCGACCATTGCCGACATGGTTTCAAAGTCTTGGCCTGTTGCCGTGGCAATCGGTCCAAGATATTTCATTGTGTCGCCCAAGCCTTCAAGGGTAGTGTTTGAGCCAGAAAATGTGGCTGTGAGTACATCCGCAACCCGACTCATTTCGTCAGCGGAAATTTTAAAACCTGAGGAAATATCTGACGAAATATCAGACACTTGCCCCATTTCGATGCCTGCGGCTTTCGTCATAGATAAAATAGCTGGCATTGATTTTTCGATTTGGTCAGCATTAAAACCCGCCATGGCTAGATAGCCTTGACCTTGTGCGACTTCCCCCGATGTAAATGATGTTGTCGCACCAAGATGAATCCCTTGATTGCGTAAACGTTCAAGCACGGCGGCTTGTTCTGGGTTTGCTTTACTCAATCCTGTTAATGCTTGCACGCGCGAAAAGTCTTGTTCAAAGTCAAGTGCAGGTTTAAGCATGACACCTGACAGCGCATTTGTCACTGTTCCTGCTATCATTGAGCACTGTCCGAATGTTCGCAACTGGTCGCTTTTATTTTTTAAATTATCCACGCTTTCTCGGTAAGATTTATATTTTGCTTGTCGCTGATGCAACTTTGCCATTGCTGCATTTTGTTTTTCGATTGCCGTCGTTGATTGTTTAATTTTTTGCTTTAGTTTTTCTTGGCTTTCCTTGAATTTTGACGTGTCAAATCCGCCTTGTCTTAGTGATTGGCGCAATTCGTTCAGTTTTTTCCGCTGATGTTCTTGTGCTTGTGCTAATCGGTGTGCTGATTTATGCGCGGATTCGACTTGTCTTTTTAATGCTGCTGTCGGTGCGGCAGTATTTTTTAATTGTTCGGCTAATTTCTTCGCTTTTTCTCGCGCTTCTACAAGTTTTTGATTGTTTTGTTGTAGAGCGTTTTCTAATCGTTTAAATGAATTAGCGGTTTTTTCTTGCTGTTGTAATTTATTCAGCTCGGTTGTTGTGTTTTTTACTTTTTTCTGCAAAGAATCAAGCTGTTTTTGTACGCTTTTTAATGGCGTGGTGAGCCTATCTACTGCATCTAAAACAAATTTCAACTCTAAACTTTTCATATTTTCTCACTTTTTCTTGACTTTTCAGAAAGAAAGATTAAATAATGCACTAAAACAAAGGGGGGCTATATGATCACAATTCTTTTTCTGCTCATCTTCGCTTTTGGTGTGCTTGGGCTCGCTGTCGGTTTCGGTTTGATTGCATTGCCTTGGTTAGTTTCTGGCATTATTGCCGCGCCTGTTCTGTTTCTTTATATGTTGATGATGGGGTCGGTGCTTTGGCTTGCTGAAATCAACTTTTTCCTTGGTGTTGCAGCACTTGCAGTGTATTGCTATTGGATTCACATTATTCGCAAGCACATCAAATTAAAATCACAATCTAAAGACTTAATTGCTCAATAATTAAATTTTCAATCAAATCCACGTCACTTTCCGAAAAACCCAGCAATTCACGCTGGGCATATTGCACTTTGAAATCTTTATTTTTAGATGGGCTAGTGCTTAAACCGTATTGATGCACTGCAGCAATGGCGGCACTTGAGCCATTAAACCCCACTGAAACTTCGTTACCATTTGACCGCACTTTTAAATGACGGGCGGTGCGGAGTTTGGCGAACATGGCTTTGCGTTTGATTCGTCCTTTCTTTTTGCCAAATTCTTTACGTGGTTTTCTCGGTTCAAAGGCTGAACCGTCGGGATTTTGTTGGCGTGCAATTCGGTTCGATTGGCTTTTTCGTAAGGCTTGCCCGATTTTTCGCCCAAGCTGTCTGCGAGCCTGTGGAGAAAGATTGGCAATAAGTGCGGTCAATTTTGCCTGAACTTCTTCTACTGTTGCCATTAGACGATATCCCCCTCAAAAATTGGCGAATCCCTGTTTTCCAAATAGACTTTTACTCGGTTAGGTTCATCCCATACGGGTTCTTTTGCGTAATGGATCTGCACGTTATTCCCGTCTTTTTTCGACACGACACGTTCAGTGAGTTGGATTTCGAAACTAATATCTGCGGTGTTGTTATTGTTGTAATCCACTTGGAATTTAAACGCATTCTCTCGAATTTGTGGATTTTCTAATATTTCAGGTTGATTTGTGCGGAGATAAGCCATCATTGGCACAATCAAGGTGGCAATATCGCCTGCATAATCAGTCACCACGACATTGAGTGTGTAACGATATTCAAAACTAAATGATGCGGCACCCGTTGCGACGATTTGCCCACCGTCCACATAAAGTTGTAGATGGTCGGGATTTTTTACAAAATCGGGATGGCTTTGCTCAAGGATTTTGCGCAGTTGGTTTGGTTTTTTCATTTTCTAAAATTCCGTTGTTGCATTTCAAATCTTTGTTGGCAAGTCACGCAACGTGTTACGCCTTGAATCATTTGTCTGCGCTTTTCGGGGATAGGGGCATCACAATCTTCACAATAAAGGCGACTTACTGCTTTAAAAGTGCGGTGTTTTTTGAGGGCGATTTCACGTTGCATTTCTTCAAGCTGTTGTGCTTGGTCGAATTGATCTGTCATGGCTGTTCCTTTTTATTAAATTCATCCATGCATTTTTTTAAACTTGAGTTCTCGATAATGCACAAATCAAGGTGGTGTTGTGTCTGTAAATAGGCTTCGGCTAATTCGCCATTGGTGCGAATTTGTGGCGAATACGCACTGCACTCTGTGGTTTGTGGACAAAGAATTGGCGATTTAATGACTTCCTGCTGAGTTGAGCACGCGTTTAACATCATCAGGCAAAGGGCGGTCAGCCCAATCTTGGTTTGATTTAAGTACATTTTTTAAATCCTGTGTTTGTTGATTTTGGTTTGCTTTGAGGTTGTTTACGGCTTGAATAAGCTGTGCTTGCTGTTCGGCAAAATTTTGAACGCTATGATTTAACTCAATGTAAGCGTTTTGCCATTTCAGTTTTAGCTGTTCTTCTTTTATCATTTCTTTTCGCCAATAATTAGCCTTAAATCCCAGAAAAACAATGAGGAGTACAAGCAGTATTGGCCCGATAAGTAAAATGCCTCGTTCTTTGGCGGTTAAGAAATTAAACATAGGTTTTTCTCCTTTTGACGGCGTTCAATTAATCCTTTTAGCGGTTTTCCTGCTGCATAAATCCAACGTTCGAATTGACCGCACATGGCTTTGCTGTAGCCTTGGCGTGCCATTTTAAAAAGTGAGCTATTTTTTAATTTGCCGCATCCTACGTTAAAGGTGATGGAAACTAAGGCATCAAATGCACCTTGTGGCATGGTTTGACCGTTGGCATATTGATTAACGCATTTTTCTGATTGTTTAATGCCTTTTACGTATAATTCGGCAATTTCTTGCAAGGTGTAAATTTTATTGCGGTCAATTTTTTCAACGGCATCGGTTATGCCTATGCCGACTGTTAAAACATCGGCAGGGCATTGATAGGGCTTTTTCATACAACCTTCTGCATTGCCAATCAGTAACAAGCCTTTTTCGGATGTTCGAATTTCATTTCCATGAGTGGCAATCACAAGTCCAACAACAGCGGATATGGCACAGAGGTATTTGGCGGAACGTTTAATCATGATGATGGATCCGTTGTTTGAGTTCTTTTTCTTTTAATTCAAAATCTTTTTTCTTGTAATACCAATTTACAAGAAAGGTGGCGACACCAATCACAATACCTGTAATCGATGCGACATCAGCCCAATTTACATTTGCGAACATATCGGCAATGCGTCCAATTAAGAAGGCGAATATTCCTGATGTGTAAGATGCTTTTGATGGTGCGTCGTGCATATCAGCTCCAAAGTTGAATTGTGTCATTTGCTACACTGATTTTTTCTGTATCGGCATCTGGCAATATGACTGGGGTACCAATGGGAATAATGGGCTTATCCATTAAATGCGGATTGAGTTCGCATGTTATTTCGAGCAAGCCTTCACTACGCCCAAAATGTCGATAAAGAATGGCATCTAAATTGTCATTTTGTTGTGCGTAAACTTGCATTAGATTAACTCCGCATCGACGCGTTTTCGGCCCAATATGTCGCTAATCGCAAAGCGAGCATCACGACGTAATTCATCAATGCTGTCTTTGAGTTGCGCCATTTTCTTTTCGCCATCGTTAGTGCTGTCATAGCTTGCATAGCGTTCATAAAGGTTTGCCAGTGCCAAGCAACTTACCGCACGTTTATAACGATAAATCAGCACGCTTTCGCCATTGATTGATGGGGCGGTGATTTGTTCTAAACTGCCGCGTTTGCTTTGCGTTTTAAACGTGGAGAGTTCGGCATTGACACTTGCCATGCCCTCAATCAAGGCATCTTGTAAACGTTGTGTGGTAATGGTGCCGTCTGCACGGTATTGATTACGAAATTGGGAAAGTGACATATCGGGGAAGAAACCGTCATTACTGATAATGTCATCTGACGTATCGTAATCATTTAACTGTTGCTGCACTTCGCCCATTTCATAATCGGGGGCTAGTTTGACTGATATTGCACCGTCGCTCATTGATTTACCCTTATAAAAAAAGTCGGGTGAGGATTAAATTAAGCACGGCTAATAAATCCGTCAGAATTTGACCGCACTTTTAATCCGCCCGACGGCTGCGTGGTTTGCTCGGTTTATATTCTTTCTTGCTTGTGCAAGAAAGAACCAAAGAACACACCCGATTAAATCGCTTTTCTGCCCTTTGTTGTCATTTTCTTAACGGAAAATTTTTAACTCGCTACGCTCAAACAAGAAAAATTTTCCTAAAAATGCCAAGTTGGTCAGGCGATTTAGACGGGGCATTAAAACAACATCAACATTCAGTCGCTGATAATTGTTTTTTTAGTTTCTTGATGTCGCCTTTCACGCCAATTTTCTGATCTAAACCCAAAGCACGTTCTAAATATGCCAGTGCTTGTTCAGGGTGCTTATCAACCAATAACAAACCCAATTCACGCAATAATCGCGCACGGCTTTCATCTGGCATATCGCAATCAGCGGTGATGCGTTGAACTTGCTCTAAGTAAGCCACTTCGAACGGTTTATTGTCAGCTTGTGCGGCTTTGGCTTGGTCGGCAAATTCTTCTGCCAACAAGGTGCCAAGTGTTCGAGTGAATGGCTCGGGCAAGCGTAAATCATGAAATACGGCATAATCGGCAATTTGTAAGGCGAGATGATATTCGCCACAGTCAATCGCCCACACGCACCATGTCATCAAGACATTATCTTGTTTACCACTTCCGACCGATAACGCCCCTTCAATCCATGGTAGATAGTCAGGCAAAATTTGCTTTTTAAATGCGCCTTTGCGTTCCGTTGATTGGATGTTTTTCAAATCCTTTCGATGTCTCGCAAGAATACGGCACATTTTTTCATATTCTGTAAAGTCGCTTAGATCTTCGGTTTCTGCCGCATTAGCGATAGCGGCAGAAACTTCTAGAAAGTGGCGTTTAGTTGGGCGCATAATTGATTCCGCTATGCTGCCACTGGCGGAATAGGCGCAGGTGCTTCAAGAATGGTGATATTTTTCGCCATGGCGACTGCCTCGTAGTTTTCCACAACATAGGCTTCGTTTGACGATAAATAATCTTCCACACGATTGCGTTCAGGCACATCTTTTAAGTGACGACGCACTTTTCCTTCCTGCACGTAGATTGACAAGTTATCAAGCGATGTGACTAACACTGTGCCTTTCGGGAAGAATGGAACAGATACGGCTTGTAACCCGCCCACACGTTTTTGGCTAATGACGGTATCCCCTGCCAAAATTTCGCTTGGTTTTTCTTGGTTGATTAATGGGAAATATTTATCGGCTAATAAGTCGCTACCCATAATTGCAACCAGTTTTGTATCGTCACGGTATTGTGCTGGAATGAAATCTTCTTTTAATGCAAAGACAAGGGCATCAAGATTTTTATAGGTTTTACCTGCGCCGATTTCGATTTTGCCACTACTTTTTTCAATTTCTTTTAACACACGGGCTTTGGCTTTATCTTCGATTTGGACTAACCAACCCTTATTCACATCTTGCAATAATGGATGTTCAGTGCGGTTTGTGGTTGCGGCTGCGCTTGTGCCATTCCAACCGATCATGATACGGTCTAATGCAATGCGTTCTGCTTTGAGTTTGCCCACACGTGCGGAAAAATCAGGGAATTTCGCCCAACTATCTAAGGTTGGATAATTTAAATGTGTGTCAAAGTTGGTTTGTTCGCAAGAATAGGTGTTTTCTTGCAAGCTGTGAATGTCTGTGGTTTCACGTGCTTTTGTGTTGGTGTCGGTGCGACTTGCCACTGGTGAAAGCACACCTAAACGCAATGCAGAACCTTTCATTTCTTGCACCATCACGACATTGATGCGTTTTAAGAAATCAGAACTTTCAAGCACGGCATTTTCTAATTTTTGTTGGATAGTTGGCTCAACGGTAAACTGACCGCCATTCGCAACGAATGCCACATCTTCACCGTTATCTTGTGCAACACCAGCAAGGTAAGCATTAAATTTTTGTTTGGTAAATTTATTCATTTGGTTTTTTCCTAAGATAAATTAAAAGAAGCGGCCGTCAGTTTCAGGTTGTTCACCGTAAACTAAAGGGCGAGGATTTTCGGGTTCTACAGGCTTTTGAAGTTCTGCAAAGGTTGCTTGGATTTCTGCATTACCTGCTTTCATTTCTTCGATTTCGTCTTTTTGTTTGGCTAAATCGTCAGAAAGTGCGGCTAATTTTTCCAAGGTTTCTTTGGTTTGCTCGGCTAAAAGCTCAATGGCGCTGGATTGGTCTGAAAAGCGTTCATCATCTGATTTTTCTTTTTTCGCAAATAACGCTTTGATTTTTTCCAATACAGATGGGCTTTTTTCTGCTTCTTCAACAAATTCCAATTCAGTTTCAACGGCAGCTGTGAAAATGTTGTCCGCCTTTAACTTGCGGGCATTTAAGCCATTGTGCGAGAAATTTAACATTTCCGTGCCTAAACTCGCTGGATTGTCTGTGACGGCTAACCCAACTAAATAGGCTTTGCCTGTGTCGGCAAAATTGGTGTCAATTTCAACGGAGGTGTAAACTTTTTGCCCTTCTTTGTTTAAGGCAATGAGTGCATCAGTTGGTTGTAATTGAGCTAAAAGTTGTAATTTGCCGTCTTCGCGTTCTTCTGTTTTTACAGCTAACACATCGCCGAAGCAGTGCGAGTTCGCCATTTCTGGCATATAGAGAGAAAATTTAATGTGGTCTAAATTGATTCGTGCACCGTAGGTATTTTTCGGGTCATAGCTTTCTGCCATTTCTGAAATCCAGTTGCGCTGAATAGTGCGTCCGTCTGTGGTTGCACCTTCTGTCGCCACAACCACCCATTTAGATTTTTTTGCCATTGGCTTTCTATCCTTTCGATGAGTTTAATCATTGCGCTCATTCTGAAAGAGTTTTCAAGGCGTTGCCACGGCTTGCCGTTGTTGTCTTCCCTTTCACAAAACGCCCTAAAAGACGACCGCACGTTGAATTTCTATGATGACAGGCAAGAAAAAACCGCACCTAAGTGCGGTTGAGAATTAGCAAATTTCATTATTGAGATAGCGTGTGAGATGACGCCATTTTTCAGGGTTATCTGATTGGAGTTTATCTAGCAGTTTTTTAATTAGCGGTTTGGCGATTTTATGAACTCGTTTGTATTCGGTGACGTTACCATATACTTGCGGAGCAAAAGGCGAATTGAATAATGCCAACGGCTTATATAGATTTTCCAATAAGAAACGCATTCTTTCGTGGGAAAACAATAACCATACCAGGTTGTTAATGTCTTGTTGGGAAAAAGATTGCGCATAAGTGGGTTCAGGCATAGGCAAGGCAGGTTGGCTTATTTCATATTTTCCTGTTTTGCGGATTTGCGGGAGGACTTCTTCAAAGATCCACTCCTCGAATGGTTCCGCTTCAGGCTTGCGAGATTTAACTGTTAATCGATAGAGATTTGGTTCACTAATGAAAATCATCTCTTGTTCCCCTCCTACTGTAGGGGTATAGCGTTTCGCGATACCCTTTGGTTTGCAGTGTTTTCTCAGGGCATCTGGTGCATTGGAGTAGCCAAGAATATCGCATACATCTGTACCACAAAACCAAATTTCAGAATTTGGATCAGTAATCGTGCGAACAGGAAAATTTTTGAAATTGAATGTAGAGAATTGAATTTGTGTTGTCATTGTTTGTTCCTTTTGATGGAAAACCCGAAAATCATCGGGCGGTCGAGAGCTCAAAACTCGCAAACAATCGAGCGGAGTTATTCCCTTTCGGTGTTGTATTCCTCACACTCTCGACCATTGATAAAAAATTGTTGTTTTTGACCGCACTTTTTGCGGGTACAAAAAAATCACGCTGACGGGGTGAATGACCGTTGTTTGTAAGGGCTTTTGAGACCCTGTAAGCAGCATCCTACGCTTGAGAGCGGGGCTTGTCAAGCGTAGGGGGAAATTATTGCCGTAACTCTTTTTGCGAAGCAACTGCTAAAAAGTGGCTGCGGTCTTTTTCGTTTGCTGGGGTTTCAATGCCGATAGTGAATAACATAGTCGCTCCTTGTCGTCTTAATCACGATAAATCATATACAAGCACACACAATACAAGATTTTTATAGTGGAAGAATTAAATAATATCTCACCAGAAAGCACCGCTGATACCAAACGTCAGGCGCAAGTAATGTATTTCAGTGGTTATAAAATCTCGGAAATTTCACGCCAGTTAAATATTCCTGCCTCAACGATCGCCAGTTGGAAATACAGAGAAAAGTGGGATGATATTGCGCCTGTCGGTCGGGTGGAATTAGCCCTTGAAAAAAGATTGAATTTGCTCATCGCAAAAGAAGAAAAGAGCGGTTCAGATTACAAAGAAATTGATTTGCTCGGTCGCCAAATGGAAAGAATGGCGAGAGTGAAAAAGTATTCTTTTGGTGATGGTAACGAAGTAGATTTAAACCCGAAACTGGCGAACCGCAACAAGGGCGACCGCAAGAAAGCCGAACCCAATGCTATTAGCCAAGAGCAAGAAGAATTGCTGATTAATGGCTTTCTTGATGGGATGTTTAATTATCAACGCATTTGGCACAAGGCGAAAGAACACCGCATCAGAAATATTTTGAAAAGCCGACAAATCGGTGCGACTTACTATTTTGCCCATGAAGCCTTTATTGATGCTTTGACGACGGGGCACAATCAAATTTTCTTATCTGCCAGTAAAAAACAGGCTTTGCAGTTTCGCTCGTATATTGTGAATTACGCCAAGCAAACAGCGGACGTGGATTTAAAAGGCGAAACCATCAAACTGCCAAATGGGGCAGAATTGACTTTCCTTGGCACGAACTCCGCTACAGCTCAATCCTACCACGGCAATTTGTATTTCGATGAAGTGTTTTGGGTGCCTAAATTTGATGTGATGCGAAAAGTGGCATCGGGTATGGCGGCTCAAAAGATGTATCGCCAAACCTATTTTTCCACGCCGACCACAATTGCCCACCCTGCTTATGCGTTCTTTTCAGGCAAGGCGTTTAATCGTAATCGTGCGAAATCAGAAAAAATCGAAATCGATATTTCTCACGAAAACTTAAAGAGCGGAAAACTTTGTGCCGACCGTCAATGGAAGCAGATTGTGAGTATTTATGATGCAATGGAAGGTGGGTGTAATCTATTCAACATTGACGACCTAATCGCAGAAAACAGCAAAGAAGAATTTGAACAATTGTTTTTGTGTCAATTTGCCGATGATAACAGTTCTGCTTTCAAGTTTTCCGACTTGCAACTTTGCTAGGTGGATAGTTTGGAAGAATGGCACGATTACAAGCCATTTTATCAACGCCCATTCGGCAATCGTGAAGTGTGGTTAGGTTATGACCCTGCTTTTACTGGCGACCGTGCAGCATTAGTGATTGTTGCACCGCCGAAAGTGGAAGGGGGAGATTATCGCGTTTTACATAAACAAACTTTTCACGGTATGGATTACGAAACACAAGCAAGCCGCATTAAGCAGTTTTGTGATGATTACAATGTCACTCGCATCGTGATTGATAAAACGGGTATGGGATCGGGTGTTTACCAGGAAGTGAGAAAATTTTATCCAATGGTGCAGGGCCTAGAGTATAACGCCGATCTTAAAAATGAAATGGTGTTAAAAACACAAAACTTAATTCAGAAACGTCGCCTGAAATTTGATAGTGGGGACAATGACATCGTGAGTAGTTTTATGACGGTGAAAAAACGCATTACTGGCACAGGAAAAATTACTTATGTTTCGGACCGTTCGGAAGATGCAAGCCACGGCGATTTATCATGGGCAATTATGAACTGCATTTTAAATGTGCCTTATGGTTTAGGCGGCGATGTATCAAGCAACAAATCAACAATATTTACCTTTGAATAGGATAACCCAATGAGCAAAAACACAAAAAAATCCACCGCACTTTCTACTGGAAATCAAGCACAGGCGTTCAGCTTTGGAGAGCCTATTCCAGTGATTGACCGTGCAGAAGTACTGAATTATTTCGAAAGCGTGGTGATGTATGAGAAATATTACAATCCGCCAATTAATTTAAGTTACTTGGCTAAAGCCTTAAATGCCTCAGCCCATCATAACAGTGCGATCACGGTGAAGAAAAACATTTTACTTTCAACGTGCAAAACAACAGCACTTTTACCTCGTACCCAATTAGAAAAACTGGTGCAAGATTACTTAGTATTTGGTAATGCTTATGTTGAGAAAACTGTAAATTCGTTTGGAAAGGTTGTCTCGTTAAAATCTCCTCTTGCTAAATATATGCGTGTCGGTGTTGAAGCTGGCGTGTTTTACCAGATTGTGAATGGATTTGATGAATATGAATTTAAAAAAGGTTCTGTCTTTAACTTAATTAATCCCGATGTGAATCAAGAGATTTATGGCGTGCCAGAATATTTGGCCGCACTTCAATCTGCTTTTTTAAATGAAAGTGCCACATTGTTCCGCCGTAAATATTATCTGAATGGCGCGCACGCGGGTTCGATTATTTACATGACCGACCCAACACAGAACCAAGACGATATTGAAGCAATCAAAACTCAAATCAGACAAACCAAAGGGACTGGCAACTTTAAAAATTTATTTGTGTATATTCCAAATGGGAAGAAAGATGGGATGCAAGTTATTCCATTGTCTGATGCTATCGCCAAAGATGATTTCTTAAACATTAAGAACGCAAGCCGTGATGATGTGTTAGCGGCCCATCGTGTACCACCGCAACTAATGGGAATTGTGCCTAATAATACAGGCGGTTTTGGTGATGTAGAAAAAGCAACGCGAGTGTTTTTTATCAATGAGATAATCCCATTGCAAGAACGATTGAAAGAGATTAATAGTTGGGTAGGGGAAGAAGTGATCACATTCTCCGATTACAAATTGCTAAATTAG